TCCTGTCTTGAGATGCTATAAAAGCGATCTTTTACTATTGTTTTAACGCCAGGTAGAGCCATTGAATTTTAAACCTCCGGTTTGCAGTCTTTTGTAGGTCTAGTCTTAATGTATAGTAACGAACAACCTATAAAAACAACTATGAGGCAAGATTTGGAGTAGAACTTTGATATAGGTCTATAATACTTACTTCTGTGCCATCAAAGTCAGGAGTAGCCTTTTCAAGGGCCTCTTTAACTAGTTCTTTCTCGTAAGCCATATACGTCCTTACGTCTATGGCTATCTTTTCTATAGTTCCGACAGAGCTTGCTATAAGCTTTTCGGTAGTTAACATGTAGGTAACTGTTCTTTTAACTACATCTGTACTGCCTTTATTTTCTTCTGCGTCAGCCAATCTTCTTGCATAAACAAACTCTGATGCTCCTAATCTTTTAAAAACTGGAGTATATTCGAGCATAAAATCTTCAAATATTTCAGCCAAAGAGTCAGCGACTTCAGCCCCGTCATACCTTGATTCTGGAGTTCTTGTAGCTCCACCCATAACTTTTGTGGTTATAGTAAAGGAAACAACATTTTGAAATCTCTGACCAAACACCATCATATCATTTTCTACAACATGGCGACTTCTGGGTTTTGGCTCTACAGAGTGAGCCTTTCTTAGTTCTAGTCCATAAACTATACAGGGATATGTTGCATACTGTGCTGGCTGAGTGGGGACAATCGGTATGTCTGGATGTAAATTTTCCCACAATAATTTTACTACAGATACGAATTCAAGATAAGTTAAATTACCAGCTGCCTGTAGTGGAGGACCAAAGGTCCTATTGTTTGCCACCTCGTTTAGAGCTGGTAAAGGAAAACCGAAAGCATTCTGTGCCATATTATGCCGCCTTGCCGGAAGATATACTAAAAGACAGTTTCTTTAAACCCAAAGAAGAAACAACGCTTATATCAAAATATAACTTACCTTTTATATCCTGATCGCTATAAGCTTCAAAGTCATAATCTGCAATTATATTATTTCTTTTTAAAAAAGACAATAATTGCTGAACGTCTTCTACTGCTTTTTGAGAAGAAAATTTACTTATATTATTATTAGATAAAGCTTTAATCTCATTTATTAACATAGAGCAAAGTCTAATCTGAGGAAGCTTTCTATAATTAGATGTACTGTGTGCCATAGTATTGTCATTTGTTAGATAAATTTGATAAGCGTTTCCCCTTCTGGTTCTTGCGCTTCTTGTAAAGGTATTTACTCCAATATTATCAAGTCTGTCTACTTGTGCTTGAGTTAAAGAAATTCCACTCAAACCAAATGCTGAGGGAACTCTTTTCCTAATTAAACTTTGATTTACTGGATTTGAAGAAATCATTCCAGCTACAGTCGCTGCGCCAGAAGAAATGTATGTTCTATTTAAGAAATTATGATTTATTATTAGTTCACCATAAACAGGAACAATAAATCTACCCATGTCACCAATTATCTGATTTTGAGAATCAAACATTGTGTACTTAGATGTAAATATTTGCTTAGCTTCTAAAGTTTGTATGTCTGCTTCTGTTATAGAACCAGTTCTACTTCCTATTACGCCTATTTGTATCATCCCGCTTTTATTGTGAAAATCCTGACAATACATTGCTAATTGAGTTACGAAATCAATAGATCCTGTATTTAAAATACTAGTCTCTAATGGAACAACTATATCTATATAGTCATAATCTTTAATTACTTCATAGGTCTCTTCTAATCTAGACCAGTATCTTTGATAAAAGTTATAATTTATAGGCGTTGCGTCGTCCATTGAATAGAATGGTTGAGCGGTATTTCTTAATTGTATGCCTTCAATGTACTCATTCATTGGAGCTGCAGCACAAATATAGATATCCCTTGCACCAGCAGCGTAGGCATCAAAAACACCTCTTAATAAAGGTGAATCTGAATTTGCCTTCAATAGGTCTATTGCTTCTTGAATAGAAGATATTCTTATAATATTATTTAAAGTTATTCCGTCAGCATGACCTATTAGAAGAACAGAGTTAGTTTTATATTGATCTAAGGTTTCATATGCTGGCACAAAAGATTGAGTTAAATCTTTTTGCCCAGATGCATAAGGTGAAGATATTATTGCAGTTGACTGCGGGACCTGAAACTGAGCTATGTATTGTATGATGCTAGCTCCAGAGTATGTTGTTGCTACTACGGAATAATTTCCTGGATACAGGTTAGATGGAATAGTGTAGTTAAATGAAAATTTTGTAACATTTAAATTAGAAACATTTTGTCCAGGGATATCACCAAAGTTTCCATAATAGACAGTGTTGTTAACACTTTTTTCTATGTAGTTTCCACTTGGAGTTGCGTCTTGAAATAAGTAGGAATAAGGCCCATCTATTACGCTTCCAGCTCCAGCATCACCTCTTAGGACTGAAATAAGAACGTCAGTTGGAGTAGCTCCAGATGTTGGGTCGTAAAATGTATTATTTTCACTAAATATAAACTCAAATGTACCAGTTTGACCAGGTGATAATATTATCATTAGCTAGGCCTTTCTCTGGTTGCTCCAACTGTCCAATAAACTATTTTACCCATTCTTCCTCTAACTGGAGCTGCAAAATCTATTAAATAAACGTTTGGATCATTTATATTTGAAGGCGACTCCTCATATATTCTATCACCTTGTTTTGGATTAACTTCTGACTCAAAATAAAAAATAAGATCAACGTTTGTATTAATGCCTTCGTTGTCTTCTTTTTGCGCCTGAGCTAAAACTTCTGATGAAGGAAAAAAGTGCCTTGTTGTTATTCTTTCAAAATTTGTAGAATATAAAAAATCATCCGAAACCCTTCTTTGCAGAAGGATATCGTGGCCATATTCTCTAAGAATTTTTCTAAATGCTTTTTTTGGATCAATCATACTTCTTAAATTTTCTATCTGGCATTGGGTCATCTGGTTCCGTTGGAGTGGTTCTGCCGGGTCCATACAATTCTTTATCAGATAGATAAACCAACTTGCCAGTTTCTGGATCAACAGTCTTATAGTTTGCATGAACTTTTTTATTTGGTAGACCCTTAGGAACAACAGCTCTCATGCCGACTCTAGATGCCATTAATTCTTTTCTTAGGGCAGCTGCTATTTGGCACCACGTAGTTGCATTTCCTCTGTTAATAGAATTTCTAGGGTTAGATCTATTTGTTATAGATAGATCGGCCAACTTCAACGAAAGCTCGTCGTCTCCACCAAAACCATATGTTCTACTTAATTCGCAGCAAGTTGAAGCTTTAATGTATTCTGCTGTGGTAAAACTTATTCCAGATCCATCTTCTGTATCTTGAAGGTTAAAAACTTCTTTTACTTCCAGTGAGTAATGATGTATTAGTTCTCCTATCTCAAGGAGTGATGCATCTGGGAAAAAAGAGAGAAGTTCTTCTGGATCTACATAAAGAGGATCTACGTCTGGGGCAAAGATTATCGTCTCATCTGACTTAAGAGTAACAGATGGTCTGTAATCGGAATCAGTATCTCCAACGTATAAATTCTGTTTAACTACAATTTGAGTCGTATCTGCCAAAACACCAGTAAAAGTAACGGTAAATTGACCAGGCTGAGATGGAGTAAAGTCATAATAATATTCAGAAGAACTCAAAGAAGTTGCTGCGGTATTAATTACCTCTTCTTCTGCTGCATCTTCTATAAGAACTGATACAGAGACCGGAGAAACTTCTACTTGTTCCCCAGTAGAAGGATTAATGTCAACAAATTTAACTTTAATTCTTACGGTATCGTTAACAAGCACGGAACTTGACATCTTATCTCCAAATTTAATAAGTAATAATTGATTCTGCGGATTGTGTACTATTAGTTACAAAAACCTCAACAGTAGACTGCCCGACAAGAGAGTTTACTTGCGTAGAACTTTCTGAGGTCGACAATATATATATAGTACTGACTTCTGCCAGTATTTGAGCTTGACTCTGCGTTGTTTGCATTGTGACTATGCCACTGGACGTAGATTCAATGGTTACTAGTCCAATAGTAGAAACATTGCTGTAGTCAACGTCTTGTGCATAATATATTGAAACATTGGGCAGTATCAGTGGAGTAGATACGCTATCTATATTTAGATACAGAGTACCCTGGTAGCTTACACCACTTTGACTATAACTAAAATTATCATTATATAGCATAGGTTGCCTCCTACTTATATAGTAGTATTTAAAATTGCCAAAAATGCTTTATAATTGAAAGACTTGCTAAAATTACCCACAATACGTTAAATAAAATAATCGTTGGAAGAGTCTTTACTGTAGACGACCAAATCAACGCTATGCTAGAAATTAATGCAAATATATATATCCACCACCACTGATAGCCAAAAAGAAGGCCAGGAAAAATAATGACTATTTTAGTGCCAAACCCCCATGCCTCAACGATATTAGCTTTTGTCCAATAATTCTTAGAGGACATTGTGTTTATTGCAATTTGTATTTTTTTAAAGAATATTTTTATATTTTTAAACATTTATACCTTCTGCTTCAGCGTTTCTTTGCAAGACTTCATTCCAATAATATGAAGATCTATCAAAATGTTCTTTTGTCAAAGGACTAAACATAAAACTACTAATTATAAATTTATCATTAGAAATTGGTTTAAGTCCAGAATGTGGATAATTAAAATTTGTTGGAAATATTGCAACTCTACCTTTTACTGCACCTATAGTCAAATCATGTAATGGGAACTCTGTTCCGCCACCTTCTTCTACGGTATTTAAATACATAATTATTGCTAATACTCTTTCAGAATAACCAGGTTTATCAAATGAACTTCCGTCCACATGAACTTTATATAAACCCTGATTCTTAATATAATGCTGATACTGATAACCTGTATCCAATCTAGTTGTCCAAAATTGCATATGTTCGTAGTTATTGCAATATTCTTCTACCAAAGGAGAAAAAGATGAGAATATTTGAGAAGACAATATTTCTAAAGTTGGAGCTTGATGTTCTAATACAGCGGGATGAAATGCACTTATAGTTCCATCTGTACATACTTTATGATCAGATTCTACGCCTGAAGCTGTCATTCCTACCCTAAGAAGGTTTTTGTTATCTTCCTTCTCCATAAAATCAATAATTGAATCACATAAAAAATCAGAAAGAACACCATCTTTGTATGCAATTGCATTGTGTAAACCTAGTGGAAATACTATTTGTTTTTTTTCCATTTTCTTTTTGATTTCTCTTCTTCAATCTGTTTATCTACTTTAATTCTTTCCATTCTATATGGTCTTGCTGTACTTTCTCCAGGAGTTGGAATTAAACTGCCTGAACCAAAACCCCTAGAAGAAACATATTTAAACATTTTTTCATCTTCAAATAAAACTTTATTGAAATCAGAGTCTCTTTTAAACGGTATTAATTGAACTAATGGATCTCCATAATGTATGGCAAAATCTTCGTTTGAATGGATATTCAAAACAACATTTAATGTATGATAAAAATCAGTATGGACTATTGCTGGGACTACAGTCCAGTTTTTATTTGGTTCAAATAAATTTGGAAGAATAAGAGTTGACCAACCTGGAGCTGTTTTAATTCTCCATGGATTTACAAGTTTTGGATAACATCCTTCTTGCACTTCTTGATCTCTTATTTCAGACATTGGACATTTTCCAGTTTGTGCAAAATCAAAAGATTGAACTGTTATTGGATAATTGCCAGGTAAATCCAATTGATCTGTAGCGACTTCCCATATAGATCCTGAGCCCTTGTTCTTGAATTTAAAGTTAGACCAAGCAGGAAGGCTTACTCCTGCAGCTAGATAATCTATTGTTCCAGCACATCTTCTTACTGATCCCGGAAACTTCCCCATCTTTCTAAACCAACCAGGTGGATTTGAAGATGTGTTAACTGTGGGTGGCATTTCTAAATGCCTATTGTCAGAAGGTATAAATAATACTTCTCCTGGTTTTACTTTTAGGTCTTTGTAGTTTTTACTATTCCCAAATTTCATATAATTCCATCAATGCTTCTTTGTGATCTACTAATTCGTGATTATTTCTACTTAATCGCTTTTCTGACATATCATTTTTCACTTGATCCCTAAGACACATGTTATCTATAAATAAACCTGCGTCTTTGGCATTTAGAAGATTTTGACCTTGAGCAACATGTATCATGTGAGAAGAAAGAAACATTTCGCCATTATTAGAAGGTATATCATATCTAGATGGTGTTCTTTCTGACCAAAGATTTAAGTACTCCTGCAAAGTCTGATTAACTGGTCTTGAAGCTGCATGCTTCCAAAATGGAGTGTCGTCTCTATCAGTCATATAATGTAATCTTATCATGCTTAAAATGTTATCCATCATTAGATTAAATTGTTTATTATAAAACTCTTGCATGTGCTGATTGGTTTTTTTATAATTTGCAACTGATGGAATCAACCATTTAATTTGCTGTATTGTACTTCCAATAGAAGTGGCTTCTAGTGGCTCCACAAAAGATGCGGAAAGTCCAATTGCTGCGCAATTTTTAACCCATGGTTTTTTTAAATGTCCAGGATCAAATTTGAAAACTTTTGCTGGCTTTACATCAAAGCCTACTGCTTTTGATGCTTCTGCAATTGCTTCTTCTAGACTAATAAACTTAGAACTAAAAACATAACCATTTCCTCTTCTTTCTTGAGTCGGAATTTCCCACATCCAGCCAGAGGACATAGCTCTTGCTCTTGTGTATGGTTTTATCTTACCATTTTCATCTGCTTCTGATGGAAATGCTATAGCAGAATCTACGCATAGGTATTCGGAAAAAGAGTTCCACTCTACGTCTGAAACTTTACTAATAATAGCCTTTTTAAACCCAGTGGCATCTACCCAAAAATCAGCACTAAATGTACTACCATCTTTTAATGTAACAGACTCTATAGTGCCAAATTCCGACTCTATATTTATATCTTCTACTTCTCCATCAATCATTCTTATCGATCTATTAAAGCATAATTCAGAAAAGTATCTGTTTAATTTAAATGTGTCAAAGTGAAACTGGTTTACTGCATCATGTGTTGATTGTCTTCTTAATTTATCCTGAACCAAACCTACTGAAGCTGTTTGCGATGTTAATGTTTTCTCTTGTTCGACAAAACCTGAATAGGTTGGATATAAACCATACGCATATAGTGTTTCATCTCCTGAAACCGAGTGAAAATAATCTGGAAATTTCTTTGACCAATTTTCAAATCTAATACCGTATTTATGAGTTGCTCCAGTTTTTGACAACATGTCAAAAAGAGGTATATCGCATAGCTTCATAAATTCTTTCCAATGCTCGGTCGAGCCTTCTCCAACACCGATTATTCCTATGTCAGATGACGAAATTACTGTAATGTCAGAATGTGGAAATGCATTTCTAAACATAATGGCAGACAATAGACCCGCCGTGCCGGAACCAATAATTCCTATAGATATTTTTTTATTCATAAGTATAGTTAACCATTCTTTATACAAATTGTTTGCGCCATGAAGTTTGGTATATTATACAAACTAAAATCTCCTCTATTTATTATCTCTTGATGAATTTGGTAAGCGTATGATTGTTCTAAATTCATATAGAGCTCTCCACCATTAGAAGATCCAGATAAAACTAGAATTCCACCAGGATTAATACTATCCATTATAGCTTTTAACATTTCTCTATCTGAAGCTGCCCCCATAATTATGCATACAAAGTCATAGTTATTGGTTTGATTGTAAATATCAGAATAGTCAATCATACTAACATTATTAAGTTCAGATGTGTCTAAATATTTTTCAGCCAAGTAAACATGGATATTGTGCGGAACATACACATTCTCTGAGAATAAACTGGCTTGAGCTATAATTCCAGGACCATGAACTACTAAACTGTTTTGCGGTTTTACTAAACGGAAAAATAATTGATTTATTAATAAACCTAATTTTATTACTGGAAGAAATGCTTCTCCACCTTCAGTACCCATTAATGCGGTTGAATAAAACTCATCTCCACCTTGAAGAATTCTATCACTATAATTTAAACTTTGCCATTCTGAATATGCTGATGCACAAAAATTTAATAAATCTTGATCGGACTTAAACAATGGATCACTAGAGTCACAAAGTCCAGTCCATTTACTAACTTCTAAACCTATTCTTGTTGCGACTAATGATGTTGCTTCATTTGTACTAGTATTGTCAGCCATTGTTAACTTCTCCATTTGCTAAAAAGTAACTATACATAATTGCTCTTAACTCAACTTTTTTTCTAAACAACTCTGGTGGTACCAACATTAAATTAAGGTTATCTCTTATTTCCTTGTAGTTATTAATATCTATATAATCATAATCTAATCCAGCAGAAATAGACATTAAAGATATTCTTTCCTTTAAATGATCTAAGTGCTTTTGTTTATTATAGGCTAACATCTTTTTTTCCTTTTAACTATTCTTCTTCTTCTATTATAGCAGGATTTATCCATAGTCCAAGTTGATCAAATGCTCTACATCCAGCAAAAAGTCCTTGCGTTGTATTGTTATCAACTGTTTTTTTAGCCCAAGAAAGAAGATACAGTGGCTGAGCTATCTCACTATCTTCGTCTATATTTAATTCTAAATTTTCTGGTTCCATGATTCCCTCCTTATTTAAACCAAGATACCAAAGAATATTTAACGCCATCATCAACTGAATGAGCTATATGTGAATATGGAAAATTAGCTGGAAAAACCACAACTCTTTTTGGTTTTGCTTCAACCTGAAGATCAAAGTAAGGGAACTCTAGACTGCCACCGGTACTTGTATTATCCAGAAACGCTACCATGCTAAACATTCTGCCATTATCTGGACCAAAATCAGAGTGAGTTCTATAATTTCCACCATTCATATATTTAAGAACAACAAAAGGCTCATGAGCTATTCTTGGCAGTGAATATGACATTATATAATTTTGAAGACACGGATATATTTTGTCATAAAGATCGTCGTAAAAGTATTCACTAATTTTAATTCTTGGATAAGGTTTCATTATTTCAATAAGACTACATTCTCTAGATGATCTGTATTCACTATAAAAACCTTCGCCAACTCTTGACTCATGCCAAGATAATGGTCCCCATTCGTCTTTGCAGTCTTCTTCTAGTTGTGCAATAAAATTAGTTGCATCAAAAACATCGTCATATACGTGAACGCCAATAATTGGTTCATTACAATTCATAAACTTCAAAATCTCCATTTAATAATACTGAATCTTCAAACTCAATATTAAATTGATAATTCCCTACTTCTTCACATTTAAATATAAATGATACAAAATTTTTTTCACATATTTTTGGATTAATATAATTAAGGTAATTATCTTTATATATTTTACATTTAATAGTTTTATTAAAATTATATTTTCCACTTTTATAAGATATATTTTGATTAAAATTTTTTATTATTTTTTTTATATAATTAAAATTATCTTGTTTTTCAATGTTAACTATATTTATCTTATTTCTATCAAAAGCAAGATTCTCTGTATGCATGGAGTCACCTATTTGGATTTGGATGGCTGATTTACTTGCTTCATCCAATATATCTTGAGTCATAAAAGACTCATTCGGAACATACAGAACTCTTGACATTTATGACTGAAGTTGCTCTAACTTTGTCTTAATAAGCGCCATACCATCTCTAATTTCCATAATTCTCTTCCAAGGAAAAGATAGCGCAACATCATCTGGAAGTTCGCATGTTTCTAAAACAAAACTATCTGGATCGAGGCCTACTTCTAGGACTCTATCATAAAGTTCCATTTCCATTCTTATTTTGGTGTCATTCATTTTTGCTATTTTTTGTTCTTTTGTAATGCTTGTAAATTCCATTATAATCTCCTATTTATGCGTTAAGTATAACATAAGTGTATCCATTAGATCCGGAATAGTTATCTGAATCTTCGGTTAAGCCTTTTCTCACATCGTATGAAATTCCTGATGGTGTAGTGTCTGTTATCAATATAATACCTCCACCTCCACCAGCACCACCTCTTTTACCAGACCCTCCTGTTACAGCTGGGGCTCCAGCTCCAGTATTGGTTCCGTTATTTACTCCGCCGGCACCAGCTGTTCCTCCTGGATATACCGTAGCTGGATTATTATGGTGTGTTGCGGTATCTGGATTATTGTGGTGAGCTGCTGGTCTATGGGAGTGTGCTGGAGCTGAATGGTTTTCGTTATGAAGTGAAACAGCACCATGTGGACCATTTCCTCCAGTTAGATTTGCATAATGATAGCTGCCATCATAATTACCATGGTGGTGATGATAGTGATGTGGTCCAGCATGACCTGCTACTGGATAGTGATGAATGTAAGTACCATGATCATGTGATCCATGAGCGACATGTCCATGAGGACCATCGTGATGTGGATTATGATAACCAAAGGCGTGGTGGGGAAAGCCAGTATGCCCAGTGCCTTCTACTATGTGGCCATGAATTCTTGAAGCTCTATGAAAAAGATGCACTTGTGGCGAAACAGCACCATGATGAAGGCCTCCATAGTTAGCATTCCAGACAGTATGAAATGGATAGTGTGTATGATAAGCTCCATGGTGAGTTGCTGGATTAGAATGGTGATGATGGGATGCTGGGTTATTATGAGTTTCTTGCACTCCAGCGGCACCAGCATTGCCGTTAGAACCTTGAGTTCCACCAGTTCCTGTCGACCCTGCGGATCCAGAGGATCCACTCCTACCTAAGCTCATTACAGTGCCAGTGCCAGCAATTACTTTTGCAGCTATAACGACAACTCCACCGCCAGCTCCACCAGCTCCACCAGCTCCACCAGTGCCAGGATTAGCTCCCGTAGCAGTTCCTGGAGAGGCTGGGTTACCAGTTTGACCTCTACCACCAGCCTGTGGATATGCTGCGTTAGCGTGCGTTGGAGAACTTCCTGCGCCTCCAGCACTTCCTGATGCACCAGCTTTTCCAGGCCAAGAATCATTATTAGTATAAGCTGGAGTTGTAGTACCTGTACTACCTGTAGTTCCCGCTACTCCACCTGCTATTTTTTGTACTGTTCCAGTAGAATCTATTACTAGACCTCCTGTTGCGATATCTAACGCATATAAAATATTTGTAGGTATTGAAGTACTTGAGCCAGCTGTAGAACCGCCCCCTGTTCCGCCAGCTCTATATGTTATAGATGTAGATGTTGACTGACCAGAAACTGTTCCATTAGAAATTACGCTTGCTGATTCCCCAATCGTACCATTAGAACTGCCGTTTGAATTACCAGAAACAGAACCAATTCCAATTACTCCATTTAATGTTAAAGTATTCTTAACAAAAACTCTAAAACCGTTAGTTAAAAGAACATTTCCTAAAGGAATGGTCAAGTTATCATAATACATGTCTCTAGTTAAGGTGATTGTACCGCTTATTGTTACAGTGCCATCTGACCCTGGGCCATAAACAGAGTCATTACCTATTCTTTGTCTTTGAGAAGTATCATAATAATTTGGTGTTGCGCCAATTCTTTCTATTGCTGCCATAATTAAACCAACTGCATATAATTATATGTTCCGGCATTTTGTCCAGTGACATCTGTAGAAATAGACGACGGAAGACCAGCTGATGAAGATACAATTAATATTACTCCACCACCAGCAGGTGCCGTTGCTGGAGCTTTAATGTAGGCAGTTCCGGAGGTTGGACTAGATATGTACCTAGCCGCCAAAATAACTATTCCACCACCATCTTGTCCAGATCCACCAGCACCACCTCTCAAAAATGTTGGTCCTCCAGAAGCAGTAATTGAGTATCCTAGAATAGCTTGACGTGGCACTTTCCACCAATTTGTTCCACCCAAAGCATCTGTTGGGGCTGTTGCTGAATACCCTGTGGCACTACCGCCTAAAGAGTGTGTAACAGCAGTAGTAGCTGCTCCACCTTGTTGTATTGATCCAGCGGTTGAATACCCTGTTGTGAATCCTATTGTTGATCCACTATTTAATGTTAATACATTTTTAACAAAAATTCTATAGCCATTAGGCGCTAATCTTACGTTAGCATTTATTGTAAGATTATTAAAATACATATCTCTTGTCATAGAATAAACTGAAGAAGATGGGACCATACTTAATACGGTTGTAGTTCCATCTAATGTAGCGTCTCCGTCCATACCTGTTCCATAAACAGGGTCAGGTGAATCAATAAATGATTGCATTGCACTAGGTGCACCGTAACGGACTACGCCAGCCATTATTAAGCCTCTTCTATTCCAAAAACTGCCATATTAACAGCGCCAGCTGCACTGGCTAATGCTTTAATTTGATCGCCAGCTCCACCAGTATAATTCATGACCATAGAGCAGTTAAAAGCCATTGTCTCATTTGCAGCGAGAGTCATCGCACTGATGATGTCCACCCAGTTTGGAGTAGCTGTTTCATTAACGCCAGAAGGCAATAATCTTACTGTTACTGTTTTAGCTGATGCTGTTGTGTTTGTTAAAATAATTTGTTTAACAATAGTTGTAGTACCGCTTGGAACAGTATAGTATGTAGCAGTTGATGCCGTTAACATACTTGGACCAGCAAGACGTTTTTGCGTAATTGCCATTTAAATGACCTCCATAAAGAATCGAATCTCTGTATCTCTAGCTCTACCTAGTATTTCTCCAGAAGAGTTTATTTGCATAATAGTAGAGCTGCTTGAATTTTTTACTTCGAGTATAGCAGAAGAAGATCCAGCTATTTGCTGAAATACTACAGAGTCTTCGTATATTTTAAACTCTGGTGCTGTATCGAATCTTTTTCTGGCCATTTTTAAACTCCATTTTTATATACAATAGTAATCTATTTTAGTGTAATCTAGGCTATCCTGCAGCCTGAAAAGTTGTTATAAGTAATACCAGCTGAATAGTTTCCGGTTGCTGGAACTTTCCACCTAACCCTTACTGTATCTCCGACAGCAAGTTTTACCAATGCCGACGCAATAGAGAAGACGTCTGTTGAACCTTGTGCTGGGGTTTGAGAACCATTTATGTCCAAACCACTACTTCCAGAAGTAACTATCATTATTCTAAAATAACCACTTGTTCCAATATTGTAACAATTAGCTGCTGCATTAAACATATACACACCAGCTTGCCCTGCTGGAACGGTAAAAACACCACTTGATACAGACGATGTATCGTCATAAAGTGCACTATTGTATCCAATGTAAGTATCATTGGTAGCCGCTCCATTGCCACCTGATAGATATACAAGAAAGTTTGGATATGTTGTTACGTTTGTTGTTGAATATGATCCTATGCTCTTTTCCAAGACCCAAGATGAACCGTTATACACTAAAATTCTATCAGTATCAGTTTCGTATATCATCTGCCCTTCATAAGGTGCAGATGGTCGCGTTGTACTTGTACATACTCCTGGCTTAAAACCTGCTGCTTTAGAAGATATACTCATATGTTATTTCCTAAACCCATAGATACAAAGAGTTCCTCCACTTATAGTTCCAGTACCAGTTACGTTAATGGTGAAATCTGTATATTGATTTGATGCCTTATGAACTCCTGATACTCCACCAAAATAAACATCATTCCAGCTATTGTAGGCAGAACTTTGCATCCTACTGTGAACCGCTAGGTTTGGTCCATAAAGATCCATCTGAAATAATCCACTTCCAGTAGAACCACCACCCATCCAAGAAAACTGTCCAGCATTACTTTGACTAGCTGTTAAATTTGTTGATCCATTAGAATAAATTAAAATACTATAATAAGCTGTGTTGTAATTTGAAACACTTGATGGACCAAACTGAAAGTTAAGTTGAGAATCGCCACTTGATGAAGTCATAGTAGAACCGCTCCACAAAATCCTATAATTATCATATGTCGAACTAAATGCGCCAACTACAGTTAGTGAGGTTATTGAAGAGTTTACTGCAATTGAGCCAGTAGAATTAATTGAACCATTTGTAACGCTAGTAGGTCGAACTAATTCCAAGCCATCTAAATTCTGTGTAGTTTGATTAGGTATAACCCAGGCAGAACCACTCCATATATACATTCTGTTAGTATCAGTTTCATAAATTGCTTGACCCTGAAATGGATTTGTCGGACGAGTAGTCGAAGTTACTACTCCTGGTTGAATATATCTAGAAGGAGATAATTGATTACTAATTGGCATTTGGATCAAACTCCTCTGGAACATTTCCTTCAGCAAGCCATTGTAAATACTCAGGCATAAACTCAGCGATGCCGCTTATGACCGTGTTTTTGTCAATTTTACACAGGACCATTTCTTTATCGTCATTTAGGGTTTTGTATGTATACCAGATCATAATTCTGTTCCATTTAGTTCAATATAATTTGGGGCTGTAGAAAAAGCTAATAATACAGCGTTGCCGTTAGTAAAGTTAAATCCACCAGTTGCGTTAAGTCCAAGAATTTGTGTAGTTGAACTTCCCATTGCAAGAGTTACTCCTCGCCCAGTTCCACCTGCATCTAATCCATAAGTTGTACCTGAAACGGTTATAGATGTTGGGGCGCTTCTCAATGTGACTGACAGTGGGATAGTTGCGTAAGCATTGTTAGTAGGGTATACCATTCCTATTGCAAACCAGTTACTTCCAGGAAAAGTAAGACGCTGATAATAGCGTTTACATAAAAAATCTTCAACAGCAAAAGGGCGCTGTTCGAATGGAGTTGCTTGATAGTTCTGTTCAAGTTGAACACCCCAAAAATCAAAAGTATTTGACTGAATTCCTATTGAACTAGAACGGGTGTTCCAATCGGGTCCACCAGAAAGAATAAAAGTAAAAAGCAGGTGTGAGTTTGTACCAATAGTTTTGCCAGAAATAGAAGGAACAATAGTTGTTAATGTAAACTTTTGCCATGACGTAGAAAGCGTTACTTGGCCCGCATACTGAGTAACACCAGCAGATCCGCCACTTCCAAAGTTTTGCTCAAGTTCAATAGAAACTTTTGGTGTTCCAGAACTAGCTTTTGCCCAAAATGAAACAGTCACTGTTTGACCAGCAAAAGTTCGAACATCTTCAATTGGCTGTCTAAATAAACTATATGTGCCGTTTGTATTTGATTGACCTGTAGTTACAACTCTTGCATAGTTTGTTGGTTCTTGACCAGAAATTGCGTTGCCAAGAGTAAAAGTTTGAGCAGAATATGTTGTTGTTCCACCACTAGCATCAATTCTCCAACGATCAAAACCATAAGCTCCGTTAGTCGTAGTGCTTGAAAAAGCGCGTTGATTGATACGAAAGTCCCCATTAATTAAAACATTGCGGAACCCCAAGCCAGCAGGTAATAAAGCTGATGTACCAAGCACTGATGTTATGCCCATTAGTTGGTCTTCTCCCATCCCAACGCCATAACAGTTATAACCGAGGCATAGTCTGCATAACCATATAACTGTTCAGTGGCCTCTAAGACCATTGCAGTATCTAAAACTACAGTATCGTTTGCGGCTATGGGCATTCCGGAAGCAAACCTATAAGATGGTGTTGCGGCACTTCCCACTGCTAAATAAACAAGTCTATCTGAGCCATCAGTATTACAAAATATAAGTTGTTTTATAACCCAAGTTTTACCTGCACCAACTGCAGACCCTACGGCAGCATTAGAGGAAGTCAGGGCTACTGGTCCTATTAATCTTTTTTCTACTCTATCCCCTGAGGCCATTTTATGCTCCTATGTCCATAGTAATTATAGCACTAAATTTAGAGCTATTCATTGGATCTGTAACTGCCGTGGTATTAACCCAGTTAGTTCCATTGTAAGCTAATACTTGATCTGTCGCTGCAGAAGTTATAACAACATCTGTTAGGTCGTCTATTCCGCCGATTTGAGTTCCGGTAATTGCGGCGTAGACAAGTACCCTTATTGAATTAGTTGTTGGAATAACACTAAAATCTAAGGTTAAAGTATCGGTAGTTGTTGCTTCCCAACGAACTTCCATATCTTCATAAGGAGAAGCTGCATTTCTAATAGATACAAAAACATCCCTAGTATTAAGGTTGTGAGTAATAGTAAAACTACTAGAAGAACCATTTCCAATTGTTGTTGCATAGGTAGCTCCAGCTATTCCAGCAGAGGAAGAAGAAAAATAAACTATTTGATTTGAACTATTTTTATAGAACAACCTTCCATCAGCGTAGTTTAGTGCTAGTTCTCCATAATCCAGCGTATTTGGTGTAGCAGAAGCTGTATTACTACGTTTAATTTTAATAGTGTTAGCCATCTACTTCTCCAAATGTAAAATATATAATATTATATACTTAGAAAGTTCCACCGTCAATTGAAGTATTGTCAATTGTAGCTGACCATGTACCTGTTGTAATAGTTCCAACTGTAGTTATACTGGTAGCCCCTACGTATGTACCGCCTGCAACAGCAGCAAGGGTTGAGTTATAGGCTTGAACGTCAGTGCCAATTGCAAGACCAAGATTTGTTCTTGCGTTAGACGCTGAGGTTGCTCCAGTACCACCATAAGAAACTCCAACAGCTGTACCTTGCCAAGTACCTGTGCCAATAGTCCCTAAGGTTGTGATACTAGATGCACCAGTGTATGACCCACCTGCAACAGCAGCTAAGGTTGAATTATATGCTTGCACGTCAGTGCCAATAACTAGACCTAAATTTGACCTTGCTCCGGAAGCGTTTACTGCTCCAGTTCCTCCATACGAAACATCTACAGTAGAACCTTGCCATGTGCCTGATATAATTGAACCAACTGAAGTTAAACTAGACGATGTAATTCCAGATCCAAGAGTTGATCCACTTAAAACAGTAGTGCCCGCTATTTTTAGCTCTTTGCCTGAAGCTATATTGATATGTTCTGAAGACGTCCAGGCATCCGTTGCATCTACCCAGTTAAATGTTTTATCAGTTGTACCTTTAAGGGTAATACCGCCTCCGTCTGCTGATGCGTCGGATGGAGAAGCAGTTGAGCCTAACTCAAGATTCTTATCATCGACTGTAATTGTTGTTGAGTTAACTGTTGTTGTGCTTCCGTTAACTGTTAAGTTTCCTGTTACAGTTAAGTTTCTACCAACTGCTAAATCCTGAGTAACTGTAACGTCATCTGGAAGACCAATTGTTACAGATCCAGTCGAACCAGAGACATTAATTTCACCACTTGTACCAGAAACACTAGTTACACCTGAGTTTGTAATTGTTGCAGTAGAACCTTCTCCAGCAGTATGGCTTATTGAGATTCCAGTACCAGCAGAAACATCTACCATATAGTTGCCAGTGGTATCCGTACCAAGAGCTACTGAATTAGCTGCAATTGTTGCATTTAGAGTTGCGTTTCCTAGGTTGGTAACAGTTACGTCACCAGTAAGATCCCCACCAAGAGTCAGCGTAAAGTCTGCAACATCAAAATCTAATGTATTATCAGTATCATCATATGTTACTGATATTCCAGATTCTGTATTGGAAGATACCATTGCCCCAACAGTGTCTGCAACTGCTTCAGCAAAGTCTGTTACAGCAGTAGATGCTATTGCAATGTTTGCTGTGCCAGCTGCCGTTAAACGACCCTGTGCGTCAACTGTGAAGGTTGATACTGCTGTAGCAGAACCATAGCTACCTGCTGTGACAGTAGTGTTACCAATATTAACAGCAGCAACAGAATCGTCAACATATTTCTTTGTAGCTGCGTGCATGTTTGAAGTTGGAGCTATAACTGTAACTGCTGCTGAGAATGTCTTAGCTCCAGAAATAGTCTGTTCAGTACTCTTAGTTACGTATGCACCAGATCCTGCAATTGCTGGAATTGATGTTGCGTCACCGCTACCATCTGCACCCTTGCCGTAATAAAGCGTATCGTCAGCTTCGTTATACGCGAGTTCTGCGTTCTTTAAAGATGAAGGTGCACCAGTTGCCCCTGTACCTGATCTTCTTTTAATTCTAATTGTATTTGCCATTTTTAAAAGTTTCCTCCATCTGTGACATCTTTTTCAGCGTAATTAACCCATTGAGAACCATTGTATCTCAGTATATTTCCTACTGTAACTGAATTAATAGTAACATCAGTTAAACCATTCAGAACTGATTGGTCAGATATTTGAGCCTCTGCATTTATTATTCTATCTTTAATAGTTAAATGCGCTCCTGCCGGATTAACGCCCAAAACTGTTTGTATAGCCTCAATTGCATCATTTGCATTTGCGTGCTGTAGATGATGAGGAACGGTGCCAGAGTTAAGCATATCATTAGCAGTGGGGTTGATTAAAACATCTAAAGAATTTGGATATTGACTAGCCATATTTTTCCTTATATTGCTAAAATTTTATTTACTGTATTACTCCAATTAAAAATCAAAGTAACTACTTCTGAAGACCCAGGAAAGGGTATTCCTTCTGAAGTGTCTATATAAAATAGTAATCTTGAACTAGAATCATTAGCTCCTAATTTATAAAAAACTATTGAATTAAATGCTGTATTTGCTGGTAAAGAAAAGTTTAAATCATCTGCGTCGATTATTCCGAGAGTATTTGTAATATTTTCGATTATCGGACTCGTATAAGATATATTAGATGCGCCTATATCAGAAAGAAATTCATGGACACTTTGATTAGGAGTATAGGTATTTTTTACAAATGCTATTTTAAATGTGTCTGAGCTAAAGTTAAATTGACCATTTAAAATACCCTGTTTAGCTTTTCCATAAACAAAGTTAGCCACTTTATATTCCTATATCTTTAGATAATATAATTCTATATTTATATCCAGTTTCATAATATTCACCATCAGAGTCGTTGTAAACCGGCGTAGCATCATTTGATGGAAAGTCCACATACACTTCCGGCTTCCAAGAATGTAAGGAAACGTTTGCGTCAACTGTTTCCCATCTTGAAGGAGTTCTTTGAATCTTTTTTCTTTGAGCCTTAAAGTATTTTGCATTCAAAAAGTTAGAAGCTGGTCTTGCATTAAACTCAATTGTAACTCTTCCATTATTATATGAATTATCTAAATAAAAATCACCATTTACAGGATCAACAGAAACTATATAAAAATTAGGGTTTTTTGCTAGTATCTGAACAGTTGAATATGCATCAGTTCTAACAGACTTATCTTCAATTAAAATCTCTTCATAAACTGGCTCAGAAGAAGACGTAATTGTTGACGGAGTTGCATCATCTAACTTTGTAAATTTGATCTTTTCGGTTGGAATAGTTTCATTAACTGCATCTTTTATATTTGCAGCTATTATTTCATATTCTTGACCGGACGTTAATTGAACATCCCAAAATAGTCTTAATGTTCTTGAGATCTGATTATAGTCGGTGATTGTATTGATTGGTGCAAATGGACTGACAACTGGCACGGGTGTAGCCTGTGTGGTTTGAACAGTAAAGTTAGAATTAATTAAAGAACTTATTTTTACAGTTCTTCCAAATTTTATAACAACGACATCAGCGTCTACGCTGGCACTTTCTATGAGATACAGGGCCACAGCTTCTCCTTATTAAGATTCTATTCAAATAGTAACAGTTTTGTGATATAAAAAACAGAGGGTGGTAGCTTTCGCCACCACCCTCTGCCTAGGGGCTGTCACTTTTCAGTGACCGTAACTATAATGCCCTAAGGTCAGGCTACTTCGTTTGTGACTTGAACCTCGTAGTTACGGCTGAGCTTGATGTTCTTTGCGACGGTAATACCTTCGCCATCACCCAGCATTACGATGTCGTAACGCTCTTTCATCTTCATCTGACGAATGTCACGTGATGGATCATCGAACTGGTCGGTGGAAAGATCATCCTTGACCAATAGTGAACCAACCTCGTTACGGTCGATGAGGAAGAGGTCAGACTTAGCTGCGCTACCACTTGTCTTAGCGGTGAAGCTAACAAATGGTGACACAAGTACGTTAAGACCCATTGGAGCAGTTGCGTTCAGTGCGCCTTCTGGAGACTGTGGACGGTAACCCCAGCTGGTGCCAACAGCCGAAGCTGCACCACCTGCATGGAAGATGCTGTCCTTCAAGAAGACTGACCACATGAGCGGATGGAGAATGAAGTCTGTTGGTACATGCTTCTCTGCCATCAAAACTGCTGCCATATCTACGATGTCGTCCCAGGTTACGGTGTCATTGAAGGCACCGTTCATGTCACGACCAGTTGTTGAGTCATAGCTACCGTTGTCGTTGTCAAAGACGATTGTTGCAGCGTCCTTGAAACGGCTAAGTGCAATTTGCTCTTTAAGGCGAGCAAGTGCACGACCTGCAGCGCGGACGTGAAGGCCTACGATATCCCAAAGTGAGTCAGCAATAACTTCCTCTGTGAAAGCTAGCTTGACACCCTTCTTGGACACCTTTCCTTCAATCTGCTTTGCAAAGGCCAATGCCTGCTCTGGGTACTCTTGTCCTTCGGGAATCTCAGCTGCTTGAATTGCATTAACTGCTGGGAATTCAAGTGAACGACCCTTACCGAGGCGTACAGTTGAAAGTAGGGGGGTAATTAGAAGCTGAGGCTCAGCTGCTTCCTTGAGAGTACGAGAGATTACCTTAGGGAAAAGGATTGCTGCATCTGGTGATGCAAAAGCTTCCTTAATGGTAACTCTGTTCTCTTGGTCTATATACCCGTCCTCAGATAATGCTGTTTCCCATGCTGGGAGTCCAGAGAGGAGCTCTTGGATTGTTTTACTCATCTTAGGATATTCCTCCTGTTATTATAAGGTTAGGTTGACGCGGAATGCGCCAATTACATTGTGGACATCCAGGTTGCTACGGATACCAAGCTTGCCTGAGAAAGCACCTGAGCGAGTAATCTCAAATACTGTCTTAAGTGCACCTGGATCTGAAGGAAGCTGCATGTAGGAAAGAAGACCATCATCAAAGTTGGTTGCAAACTTTTCTACTTCGACTACCTTACCAACCTGGAGGTAAGAGTAGACTGCACTGCTGTTATAAAAATCAGCTGCAGCTGCCAATACTGGACGGCCCATGTGGTCCGAACGAACAACGCTACCAACAGTAACGTCTGCATTAACTCCGCTAACCATTGGGTACTCAACATAACCATGGGTAATGAAGCCTGCACCCTGTGAGGTGCCTTTGTCAAATGGACGGTAGAGGTCATACTGAGCAACACCTACTGGGATTGATCTAGCGCCAACTGCGATTGAATCAGTTGCACCAGAGCTATAAGATGGAGTTGCGCCATCCAATGGATCCCAAGATGTTGGCATATTGTCACCCCAAGTGACTGAAGATGCTGAACCATTGGCTGGAACAACTCTTGCATCACCATTGCTATCGGCTACGACTGAAAGAATGGTTCCCTTTGGAATTACAATCTCGAAGCGATCATCTTCACTGTCAAGATACCAAGTTGGGAGACCAGGATGTGGAAGGAGGTATGCTGCTGGAGCAATGCCC